TCGTCGCGATTTTGCAGCATCATCAGTTCGTTGATATTCTGCCGCGCCGCCTGGACGAATTTCTGCTGCATGATCGGATTGTTGGGATAAAGCTGCTGCGCCTGCGTCGGGGCGCCAAGGTAGAGTTGCGCGAGGCGGTCCACGCCGGCCGGGTCATGTTGTGCGACGCCTGGCGCGGCGACCGGCGGCGTTGAGCCTGGCGCTGGTGCGGCGGCGTGGAAGCCGGCCTGCTGCAATCGCGCCAGGAAGCCCTGCACGTACTGCGAGGTCGGCATGCCGTTGCCATCCTTGTGGTCCGCGACCCACGGCGTAGGGTTGCCAGGCGGCGCAACGTTCGGATCGCCAGAAAAATAGGCAACCGCAACGCGCGCCGGATCGCCGTACATCCTCCATTCGTCATCAAGGCCGCGTTGCGCCACAGTCGCGCGGTCGGCTTCGTTGGCGTAGCTCTCGCCCGGCTTGGCGTAACGCTGGAAGAAGCCTGGCGTTACCTGCCATTCGCCAGATGCGCCGTTGACGCTGACCTGGGTGGCGCCGCTGTGTTCCTGTCCGTGGATGGCACTCAGAACCTCAGGCGGCGCACCACCGTCGGTGCTGGACGGCATGGCGCCACCGGCTGGGGGTTTCGTTGCGGGTGCCGGGGGCGTCCCGCCAAGGTATCCCTGCACCTGCCCTGTCAGGCTGATCTGATCGCTATACGCCTTGGTCTGCCGATTGAGTTCCTCGCGCACACCGGGGTCAATCAGATTGCCGAATTTCTGCACGATCTGGGCAGCACGAGCCGGGCCGGTCGTTGGATCGCTTGCCATTGCGCCATCGACGGCCGCCTTGATGACGCGGGTGCGGGCTATGATCTGGCTCCGCTGCACGATGGCCGGATCGGGATTGGCGCCATATTGCAGTCCGACGTTCTTGTCGGAGAACTGCTGCGCGTCAGCGAGATTGTGCATCAGCGCTTCATCAGAGTTCCAGGTATTACCGGCTTGCGATGCAGCGACGGCAATACCATCCTCGGTCGTGGCTGTGCCGTACACATCAGCCTGCTGGTCGAGATGACGGCTGATTTCTGCCGATTTGTACTGATAGTAACGGTTGGATTGCTGATCGAATTGCAGCCGCTGCGCGTCGTTCTGAAGTCCACTTTTGATCTGCTCCCGCAACTGCGTGATCTTCTGTGTCACCTCGGGGCCGGCGCTCAACGCTTCGGCGCCTCTCAGCGAATAGAGTCCCTTTGGCGCCGTGGGGTCATTCGGATTGCCGTAGGTCAGCGCGTCACCCTGCTTTATGAACTTGTTCATAGCGTCGTCGCCGGCGATCTGGTTGAATCGTTGCTGCCTGATCTCTGCGGCCTGCGCGAGATTGTTCCCGGCTTCCTCTCCCTCAGCCCCAAGCCGCTGTTCGGCAGCGCCAATCAGACCGCCGAAGTCGGCGGGACTGGACTGGATGCGCTGATAATCCTCGGGCGGCGTCGCTGCGACCGGGACATCGGAGACGGGGCTGTATGGGACGTGGGGCATTAGATGTAGACGCCTGGGTTATCAGCCGAGTTCGGCACGCTTGGTTGGGAAGAACCAAACACCCCAGCATTATTCAGTTTCGCGTAATTCAGCCCCACACTCGAAGCTCCGCCCAGCAGGGTCCCCAGTGCTGACAGATCACCAGCCGACAGCGCCTGCGAGGACTCCTGCTCCTGCAACTGCCCCTCAGCCACATAGTTCGTTGCCTGGGTTCGATATCCGTACGCTTGCAACGCAGCGGCATCGACGGTGCGTTCCGTGTTCAGCGTCCCCACTTCGCGCTGCGTCTGCTGCACGGCGGCAGGCGATCCGGTATCGACATCCAGTCCGCTGGCTCCCTCGGCCGCTTTCACGGCGCCGAGTTGTGCCCGCGCCGCAAGGCTCGTGTCAGTTGCCTTCGCCTGCCCAGCCTCGGTGGCATACTCGGCGTTCTGCGACGCCGTGATGGCGTTATTGCGCGCGACCTGGGCCTGATAGCTGGCGTTCTGTGATGCGGCGCTCGCCGATGACAACGCGCCGACGGTGCCGACTACCGCACTGACCGCGCTAACGGCGAGGGCGGTTGCGGCAACGCTCATGCGACAGCCCTCACAAGTTGCCGGAGTTCGGCTCTGGCCGCGCGCTTGAAAGCGTCAATCTCAGCATGGTGCGCGGCGCGGTATGTCATGATGTCGCGGAACGAGACCTGGATATTGCGATCTTTCAAAGCATTGAAATGCTGATCTGGCATCCGATACGGCAAGCAGTGCTCAAAGAGCGCACGGCAGGTCTCTTGGTCTGACAGATCGGAGAACGCAACCGACCGCACCCCCGGCTGACGCGCGATCTGATCCAGCATCCGGTCCATATAGACCACGACACGCCGCATTTTGTCCGAATCGAAGGGAATATCACCGAACGCGCGAGACCAACTCGCGATGACTTCCTCGATTGAGCGCCGCACGACCACCATCCGCATCTCCGGGAACCGACGCGCCAGCAGCCGCCAGCCCGGCGCGATTCCGGTTTCCACGGTAATTGCGTTGGGTCGCGAGAAGAACCGCTGGACGTCATCCATGCCTCGCATCCGTACCGACGCATCGTGCGAACATGCCCAGTTACCGAACGACAGGAAGACCGACAGCCACGCCGAGCGGGAGCGCGGGAGAGTAAAGATGCAGACCGGCGGACCCTCGGATATAACCGGCCGCTCCAACGTCATCAGCCGGTATGCCGTGCCGTTGATCCCAACCGGCTCTGGGTCGCCGAACGAAAAGCCCATCGCATGAAAGAAGCGCAGCGATTGCTCGTACGAGGCCAGCACATAGGCCCGCAGTCGGCGGTGCGTGACCAGCATCGCCTCGATCTCGCGTTTCGTCTCGCGGAAGAAGGCAAGTTTCGCACGCTCGACGGCGGGGGTGGTGAACAGCCACGGCGCCGCGTCGTCACTCATCACCGGACCCTGCACACCCCAGATGGCAGCGACCTCGCCGTCCACCAGGGCGACGCGCTTCGTCGCGGAGTCGCGATACAGAGCGTGCAGCGTGTGCTTCCAGCATAGTCCCCAGCCTTCGACCTCGGCGCGGTCCAGCGGCCGGGCGGTGCGAACCAAGGCGCGGATGTCGGCCAAGGTGGCCGCGCGGATTTCGTAGGTCATCCGAGCATCCATCTTCCAGGCCCGCGCGGCGGCTGTTGCGGCGGCCGCTCCTGAGCCTGCGCGTAGGTAATTTCCGGCAGGTCGCCCTCCAGGAATTCCGGAACAACGGCGTTTATCTGCATCGGGATCGGATTGACCTGTTGTATCGCCAACTGACCCGGCTTGGCCCAGTTCGGCAGCACAGGCTCCCGCAGATCGCCGGTCCACAACGTCGTCACCGTCGCGCCGCCTGGGGATGTGTATGTCGCGCCCTGATCGACGACCTGCGTCAGGTTGGTCCACGGTGGGGCGATGACCGGGGGCACCTGCGCCGCGCCGTCTGGCTGGTTGGTGCCGTATTGCAGCATCGCACTCGCCTCGATCCGGCCAGTAATGGCCGTAACCGTCTTGCGTCGCGTCTGGATCGTTTCCTGGCCCTGCGTTTCCAGCCGCGGCGTCTGCATCTGCGCGGTGAAGCCGAGGCCGATCTTGATGTCGCTGGCTGGGTATTGAAGAATGATGGAGCCCGTTGCGCTGACGATCTGCGGCGTGATGGGAACGCCATCCGCCAGACCGGTCACGTAAAGCCCGGCGAGGTGCAGCAGTCCCGTCACGGTCTGGATCGGGGCCGTCATCGTCCATGCGCCGGGCGCTGCGGGCACCAGGTTGCCATTTGGATCGTTCGGCACGAATTGCGTTGGCGGCAGACACCACGTCCCTTGCACCGCTTCGTCGTTCGTATATTCCGTCACCACCGCGATGCCTCCAGCCGCCCGGATCACCTGTCCCACATTGGCCGCCGAAAAAACACCGGCGCTCGCCGTAAAGGTCGCCGGGGCGGTCGGTCCTGCATAAGTGATGGTCAGCGTCGCGTCAGGTTCCGGCATCGCATAGGACAGCGCGCAATCGACACACCAAGGGTCTTCGGTGCCGCTCCAGATGCGGTTGTCCATTCGCTCAATGTAATAGACCGGATCGCCGCCCTGTGCGTTCGTCGGGCGGCCGGTCACGAGATAGAGCGCATCGACCGGCAGTTCGGTGACAGCGCACACCGAGACGAATTGCCCCAGCGTGTCATGCCGTGCCCAGCCATACACCTCCTGCTGCTTCACATAGGTCAGCGACAGCATGGCGCCGTCATTCCGGACGGCCCATACCACCTTGTATGGCTCGCGGCACCACGCCCACTGCACCAGCGTGTAGTTGGCGAAAAGCTGGCCGGAAAGTTCAGTCAGGTCTGATCCGGTGTAGATGTTGATCCAGTAATTATAGGCCAGGTCGAGGACAATCGAGCCTTTCGATTGGACGTAGAGAATATCGTAATCGACCGTGACCGGGCCGAGTTGCGCCGAGCAGCCATTGAACGCCTGGGGTTGCGCCTGCTGCGATGACGGCGTGATTGCCACCGGATTGATCGCGGAGCCGCCCGAGCCGGTCACCTGCCATGCGCCGAGGCCGGTGAGCGTGACGAGGCCGCCAGGCATCGGCACCATGAACTGGATACCGTTGACCTGCTGCGCCCACGGCGTGCCCGTGATGGCGTCGGCATCGGTAACGGGAATCGAAGTATCAAAGTCCAGGAACGAACCGGGCTGCGACATCCAATAGGTGTCGGGATCATTGCTCGACGACGCATAGACCCGGCGCTGCTGGTAATAAGCCACGCATCCAGGATAAGTTCCGGTCTCCGGCCCCACCGTGACGCTGCCGGTCGGCGCCGTTGCCGATCCGCCGCTGGAACTACCGCCGGTCAGAGTGCCCCCGCTCGGCGTAGCGACGGACGCCGCCAGTGTGTACGTATTCCCCCCGATGCCCGCCGTGTTGTAGGTGATCGTGAGGACCGTCGCCGTGTTTGTATATGAGGCGACGCTGACCGCTCCGTACGCCGAAGCATTGAGGATCGGCACTGCCGCATCGAGCGTGAGCGCCAGCGTGCTTTTGATCGGCAACTGGTTTGGGGCGGACAGGTTGGTCTCGAAGTAGAATTCCACCCCATTGAGCGTGATCGTGTCGCCCACACTGGGATTGCTGACGAATGTCTCTGTCCCGCTTGCAAAGCCGCCGCTTGTTCCAGTGTAGGTGACGGTATCGGTCTGCGCGTAGTCCAGGCCGGCATTCTGGATGATGACGGCCAGCAGTTGCCCGTTGACGATGACGGGTTGCCCGATGAAGCCGGAGCCGGTCGAGGTGTTGATCGTAATGCCGACCGAAACCAGACCCGACCCTGGTGTGAGGATCGGCAGTTCAAGGATTTGGCCTGGCGCGAAAGGATTGGTGTGGACCGGTGGGACCTGAGTCAGGTCTGGCGTGATGTTGCTGTCGACGAACTGCGTCCCGTAGGATGTTCCCGCGTATCCGAACAAGGCCCCGGCCGGGACCGGGAGGGCTTCGGATGTATTGCCGGGCTGCGTGTTGTATGAGGTCGGCGCCTTGTAGATATTGTAGGTGCCGGCCCCGCTCACCGGCGCCCAGTTAATGATGATCGATCCGGCCGTCGAGGCGATATCGACGGAGTTCGTCACGTTGCCGACCGGAGACGCGACGCTCTCCTGGCCGGTCTTGGCATCGACCGCGGTCACGACATAGGCGTACGCGGCCGGAAGGGTCGGCGGACTCGTCGCCTGGCTTGGTTGGGTGGTCGCCGTCGCGGTGCATGACGCCGGGGCGGCGATGACGGCCCCGAATGTCGATTCTGTGAGCGACCAGTCGGTAGCGGAGATGCGTCCCAGGTCGTACGGCGGATAGTTTGGGTTGCACAGCGACATGACATCGGCTGACTGGGTGAACTTCAGCAGCGGCAGGTCGGTCACGGCCCATGGCGTCACCAGGGTGAAGATGCGCGATGCCGTGCCGCCTGATGTGTAGGTGCCGAAACCGGTCGTATCGACATCGTTGCCGTCCAGGTCGGTCAGCGTGAAATGCGAACTGGACGCGCTTGCCACGATGTAGGTGTAGCCATTGACCTGCGTCATACCGGCGACTTCTTCGAGCGTCACCCAGTCGCCGTTGCTGAAGCTGTTGGTGGCCGCGACGACGCCGGGATTGGCGTTGGTGATGCCGGTAATCGTTGCGCTGATATCCACCACGGGAGCCCCGTTGGTGAAAACGCGCATGTAATAGTCGCCGAATTCCAGACAGTAGCCGTTGTTGATTGAAAACTGGAATGTAATAACGCGAGGCGGATTCGGGTATGCCTGTTTGGAGCGGAGGCACATGGCGGTGCCGGCGCGCGAATAATATCCTCCCCTATAGTTGCAGAACCCATTCCTCATTGTCGTTGCGGCGGCGTGGTATTTGGCCAGGGTGACTTGGCCCCACAATGCGGGGGCTATCTCTCCCGCCGAGAATGCGCCTTGGAGTGCGTATTCAGCCATGGTAGGGGATGGTTATCCTTTGTGGTGATGGACCCGCAGCCTAATAGCTAGAACCGTCCCCAAACGCGCAAGCATCATACCCATAGCCAAGCACGCCGACCCCGTCGTAACCCAACGACCCGCCGCCGCTCCAAGGCCCTGAATTCCTGATCCGGAGCCAGTCTGGCCGGATATCGCTGCTGAAATTTCCCTCATTCCCATCCGAAATCCGCGCCTGTTCCAGCGCCATTTTACAGACCTGAATCTGCTCAGATCGCAACGCAGTCGCCAGCTTCCGATCCGTCGTCAGCCCCATCACCACGAGCGACGCCAGCAGTGCCACAAACGCCTGCCGGAACAGCGGGTCCCACTGATCTGGGTACGTCACGAGCGCCGTATAGACCAGGTTGGCGAACCTCTGGTTGGTCAGGATGACGGTCTGCGACGTGAGGCCCTGGCCGAGTGTCTGCGCCGTGTCCGGTATCTGCGCCCAGGACGTCACCGCGCCAACCAAGGTCGGCACCGCGTCATTGCTCACCACGAACCGCGCCGGAACCTGGCGCGCGAACTGGGTGTTTTCCTGCAAGCCGGACATCAAAGGGGCATTCGGCAGCGCGATGTTGCCGGGGGGCGCCCCTGGTCCAGTCGGCTGATAGGAGACAGGTACGAACCGCGCCTTGCAGCAATCTGTCGGTAGTGCGTACTCGTAGAGCCAGGGCCGCATCCCGATCGTGCCGGCGCCCACCGTCGGGGGATTGATGCCTTGCGAGATTTGCCAGTTCGTGGTCTGGCCGGTGGCGTCGTTCAGCAGGACAAGCTGGGCGCGTTTCCGAAGGCAGTTCCAATTCGCCGCCCGTGAGATTTGACGCAACGCCGGTCCATAATGGCGCAGGATGACTTTCGATTCGGCCGAACCGTCTTGCAGATCGCCGATGCGGCGGTCCATCGGATGTCCGAATGAATCGAGTGCCTGATTCGCAATGTCGGAAACCTGGGTACTCATCCGCGCACCAGATCAGCCGCAGCGGCCGTCTCTGCCTCGATGCCGAGTTGCAGTTTGATCGCGTCGGCATTGCCGCCCAGCGCCTCTCCGAATCGCCGCGCCAGAGCCTCGACCAGAGCCTCGGTGAACATCGGCTCCCACTGCGTCATGTCCGTCACCTGACCCGTGAAGACCGCCAGGGCATTGCGGAGATTGGTCAGCACTACCTTGGCCGGGGCGGGTTGGATGGCGGTATCGTCAGCAATGACGAAGATGTTCGGGACCGGATCGTATTCCGGCATCAGGACTGGCGTCGGCCGGACGGAGCGCATTTCGAGGCACGCCGCGGGATAGGCGTATTCGTAAATCCACGGCGCTGGCGGATAGGCTGATGTCCACGGGTTGCCGTAGCCGTAACCCCCTGGGGGCGCTGTTTTCAGGAGCGCCAGCGCCGCAGATTGCCGGGCAAACGGCCAATCCTTCGACCGCAGCAATGCGTCGCGGGTCTGCCCATACACGGCAAGCGCGATGCGCGCCGCCGTGCTGCCTTCGTACAGGTAGCCAATCTCAGTCTCATAGCCGATGCGATGCAGCGCGGCGTTGCATATCTGAGCCACGGAAAAATACATGGATCAGGAGTCCTTGCCGCCGCCGGTGGACATGAGTTGCCCCGACTCTCCCAGCTTCTGCTTTGACAGATCGGGGCGCCCCGCAATCGCCATCGCCAGTTCGGACGCCAGCAGCCGCACGACCGCTTCAGCGAAGATCGAATCCCACTGCGCCTCGGTCATGTTTGAGGTCGTATAAACTAGCGTCTCGCCTGGGACGTTGCACAGGATAACCTTGGTGGGAGCCGTCAGGATCGCATGCTCGGCAACGGTCCATTCGACCGGCACTGGGTCGTTCGCACTCCAGATCTGCGGTGTTACCTGCCGCACTTTCACGCAATCAGACGGATAAAGGTACTCGTATTGCCACGGCGGCAGAGGCGCGTTGCCGGAAGGCGCCAATGCTGCCGATGTTCGGGAAAACTCCCAGTCCTGCTCGCGCAGGATCATCAGCACCACGCCTTGGTACAGAATATTGGCATAGGTACTGACATTGCCGCCGCCAGTCAGGTTCGGGATCAAGCCCTGAACCGTGGCCTGCGCTCCGATCTGTGCTGCGGCCCGGTTGACGACAGAGGCGCTCGTCAGGACGGTGCCGCTCATCCGCCGCCACCACCAGCACCGCCGCCGGAGCCTCCGCCAGCCCCGACGCAAGTCTGGTTGCCACCTTGGGTGAACGTGGAGAACCAATTCGCCCCGTCGCTGACAATTTGCAGCATCCCCCCACAGGCCGAAGCAAAAGTGGTCGTCGAGCCGAGTGTGCCGCCCGAATAGTGAAAGGCGCCGGATGGCGTTGCGAGCGTGACGGTCGCGGTCGAAACGGCGTAGTCATTGATAAACGTCATCACGCAGGCTGCATTTGCCCCTGGCGAGGGCAGCGTGATGGTGTAGCTGCTGCTACCGGTCGTCTCGATAAGCTGTCCGCAATAGCCGCTCGTCAGCGTGACAGTGCCCCCAAACGAAGAAACGCCCTTGTAGCTACCAATCGTCGCATTCGTGGCCGGCGTGTAGCCAAGAGCCGTCGTGATCTGCGTCGATGTTGGCGCCGAGGTCGCGTAGGCCGGATCGGCGCCGGAGCCCTGTGACGTCAGCACGTAGCCGGACGTCCCAGGCGCAATCAGCGTCCACCCCGACGCCCCACGTTCCAGGATCGACCCGCGCGTGTTGCCAAACGCAGCGTCGATTTCTGATGTCAGGGTGACGTAGGCTGGATCGGCGCCGGAGCCTTTGCCGACGAAGACATAGTTCGCAGTGCCGGGAGCGAGCGCGCTCCAGCCGCCGGACCCTCGTTCCATGAGGGAGCCTCGGCCGCTTCCGATGGCATAGTCGATCGTGCCCGTCAGGGTATTGGCAGTCGGCGCTGCGGAACCACCGGAGATGTTCGACAGGAGGTCCGCATCGGCGATCGCGGCCAGGCCGATCGTGCCGGTGGTGGTGATCGTGCCGCCGGTCAGGCCGTTGTTGGTCGCTACGCTGGTGACAGTGCCGCTGCTCGGCGAGCCGGAGCATGAACCCCAGATCAGAGTGGGACCAGTCGTGCTATAGGTCAGGCACGCACCATTGGCGCCCGGGCCGAGGACGCCCCACGCAGAGGATGTCCGGTAAGGGAGGTCGCCTGGCGTGTTGCCGAGGCTGGCATCCAGGATCGGCGACAGCGTTGTGGGACCCGGTGGCGCGGCAACACCAGTGATGTTGGCGAGGATTTGCGGGCTGGAGATCGAGGCCAACCCGATCGTCGGCGCGGGGGCCGAGCCACCGACGGCCAGACCATTGATGCCCGAGATTCCATTGAGCAATTCGCCGGTCGTGATCGGCACCGTGATGGTGTTGCCACCCACCAGGAACTGTAGCCCGGTCAGAGACGCGCCGTTATTCGCCGCGGCGGTGATCGTCGCGATCGTCCCGCTGACACCGAAGCATTCTTCGTGATTCGGCGACGCGACTGGCGCATCGTACACGCAGAACGGCGTGCCGGAACCGATGATGCCGAGGGATGTGACGACCGGCGCAGCAGCAGTGCCGGCGTCGCCGAGCTGGGTGATCCCGGTCAATGGGTTGCTGATCCAGGCCGCCGCATGACCGGGCGTGACGCTGCCGTATTGCTGGAGTGCAGCGGTGCCGGCGTCGGCAATGATGCCATTATAGACCCATTTTACCGCGTCGCCGGGCGTCACTGCCCCGGATTGCTGCACGGCACCTTGCGCGAAGGCGTGCGCCGGAAACAAAAAAAGCGCTGCCCATAAGGCAGCGCTCATACGAAACTTCATCGGCAATATCCTTCCGTCAGACGGCCGCTTTCTCTGGCGGTTTGGCAGGAACGAACTCACCTCCGAGTCGGTGCCCGTGTGACCAGTCCCGACGCGTCTCCTTCGGCTGCGAAGACTGCCCGACGCGGGACGTCGGGCGGATCAGCGGCTTCCTGCCGGGCCTAACGGGAGGGTGCGGCGGGGGCGGGGAGGGTGCCGACATTTGTCTCTACAGGCGTCGGGGGTTCTGGCGTGACTGGCAATGAAGCCTCATTCACCCCCGGGCCATCATGATGCGGCGACTCGGCGCTGTTCAACCGATCCGCCTCAGCCTTGGCATCCGGTTGGTTGCCCGTGAAGCCGGTCGGGGTGCCGTTCTTGCCTCGCACATGCCAGAGATTGGCAAGCGACCAGTGATGCGTGTAGGGTCCGGGGTTCGCCGGCCCAGGCGGCGCTGCCCCAGCTACCTCCGGACCGAATGAGCCAGCCCAGCGCGGATCGGCGGCATTCGCTTGCCGCTGGTCCATCAGCCGCGCCACCTGTGCGTCCGCGTCGGCACGCGAGGTCGGCGCCCCGATCGGGCGTCCCTTCATACCGATCACCTGCCAGATCGCCTCGCCATCCGGATCAACATCATCCGGGAGGGCTGGCACGTTCATGCGGTAGACGCGGTAGGGGCCGGGATTATCGACGCCGGCCGGGATCGCCATGAGAGCCTGCGAACCAGCCTGCGCGGCGATGATCGAGCGCGTGGTCGGCCCCTGCGCGGCAGCCTGTCCGGTCTGGACCGCAACCCAGTTGCTGATCGGAAGGATCAGCGCCTTGAGTTCCTCGAATTGAGCGTCGTCCACGAGCCTCTCCTTCATTGCGGGTGGGTAAGCACGTACATGGGGACGGTCAGGAGTCCGTGGCCGTCACCGTTTCGCGCGCCGCCTCCAGCGCGGCAATGCGCTCGGTCAGAGCAGCGAGTTGCGCGGTCACGTCCGACGGCGCGCCGGGGATATCGATCACCTCATGTCGTGTCAGGTCAACGAGTTCCGGCGGCAGGAGCAGCATCGTTCCCGTGGTATGGTAGAGGGTGTCGCGCGTGACGCGGACGAGGCGGACGCCATCAGTCATCGTCGCCACCTTCTTCTGTGCTTTCGGTATCCTCGTTCTCGGTTTTCACCTCGATTATGGTCAACTCTACGCGGCACTTATCCTCGCCGTTGACCTGATTCTTCGTGACCGAGGTGACTTTGGCCATGCACCGCATGTCGAGAAGGTCGCCAATGTCGCAGTTGTCGCTCAACCCGAGCTTCTGGAGAAGACCTTCGTCCATGCAGATTTTCATGCCGTATGGGTAATCCGGAGCATCCCCAAGCGAGATACCCATCGGCATGGCGGCGTCGATGCGCTCGTCAATGGTCAGTTCGGTCGATACCCACTTTGACCAGCCCATGCGCAGCGCTCCCTACGCGACCGTCAGGCCGCCATCCCCTGCGCCGGCATCGGCTGCGCACCAGCCTGCCCGCCTGCCGGTCCAGGTGCCACTGGAGCGCCTTCCGGCGCCTCTGCCGCAGGCGCGCCCTGACCGCTCATTTCCGCCGCCATCTCAGCCTCATGCTTGGCGTGAAGGTCCGCCTCTTCTGCGGAGTGACGGTGGCCCATTTCGCGATGGGCTTCGTGGTGGCGCGTCCGGACATCGCGCTTCTCGCGTTCATGCCGGCGATGCGTCATTGCAACTTCGTGGGCCTCGGCCATCAGATCGGTCCTTTGTGCTCAGGCGGCGTGAAGTGCCCGCATCTCATCTTCGTGGCGCTCATGAATCTCGCGATGCTCGCCGCGATGCTCGCCGTGCAACTTCATGCGCTCCGCTTCGTGCCGGAGGTGCATGGCAACCCGTTCGGCTTTGTGGCCGCCCAGGAGGGCCGACGCGCCATCACGGGGCTTGGCCTCGCCGGCCTTGCGGCGACGCTCGCCGCCCTCCTCGCGGTCGCCGGACCGGCTCTCACGCCTTTCGCCGCCGCGCTCACCACGCTCGCTGCCCTCGCGGTCTTCCTCGCTCTCGCCGCGCTCGGCACGCTCGCTGCCGCGTTTGTCCTCGCGGACATCCTCTTTCTCGCGGTCGCCGCGCATCTCCTTGCTGCGGTCGGAGTCATACATCGACCGCGCACGATCGCGCCGCTCGTCCTTGCGTTCCGGTTCCTTCGCCATGCTATGCGGCCCTCATTTTTCGGCTACGGGGATGGTCATACAAGGTTTCCCGCTTCGACTTCTCTTTCTCGCCGATGCCAGGGAACTTGCGATGGACGGCAGCGCGCACTTCGGCCTTCTGCTCGGCCGATCCATGCTGCGACACCCGTGCCAGCGCGTTCCTGGCATGTGAAGCGTCTGGGATGGGGTAAGAACCCGAGCCAGCGCCTTTCGGCCCTTCGCCTTTGCCGGGTAGCGCAAAGTCCGACTTCGGCATCTCCTGCCGCTCATGGGCGGTCAGCTTGCCTTCGTCCTTGCTCTTCCAACCCCGCTTCTTCTTCGGCTCTTCAGCCATCGGCAGGCTCCTTGAAGCGAGGTCTTGCATTGTCAGGTGGGGCATCAGGATTTACGTGATCGGGGATGCGTGTAAAGCGCCTTCCGCCGCGCCGCGCCCTTGTCCTCAACGTGTTCCGGCAGCTTCCCGCCAGCATCGGCATCGGCGAACTCCTTGCCGACTTTCTTCGGAATTCCGAGGTTGGACTTACCCTCAGCCGCCGCGAACATTGCTGCACGCTGGGCTTGTGATATCGCCGGCATCAGTCGAACAACTCCTCGACCGTCACCGCACCACACCGCCCCTCATAGACCGCGCCAATCGCCCCAAGGAACGTCAAGGCGCCGATCCTCACCCCCAAGTCAGGATGCCACGCCGCCGCGTTGTATAGCTGTGTCCGTTCCACGCAGACCACGCACCGGCACGGCCCTTCGAGACGGCACGCTGGCCGGCGCTTGGCGCGGCGCGCCATCAGAACCGCGCGTTGAAGATGACCGACCCGGTGGTGGTCGAGCCTTCCAGGAAGCCGGTCAGCGCGGTGAACGATGAGCCGGTGGCCGTAAGCTGCGAGCCGAAGGTCGTGGCGCCGCTCGAAGTGATCGCCAAGCCGGTCACCGCCTCGGCAGCCTGCGAAGTCCCCAGCGTCGCCTTGATGCCACCCGCCGTGTAGGATAGCGTCGGAACCTTGAACATCGGCACCGGGAACGTCATGAAGCAGTAGGCGTTGGTGGATGACGTTTCCTGGCAGACGCCGTAGATGTTCCCCGTCGATTCGTTCTGCCGGTAGTAGAAGGCGTACTGGAGGCTGTTCTCCAACGTCGCCGGCCGACGTGCAAACGCCTTCGCACGCTGGTCATTCACGGGAAGCGCGGCGCCCGCCGTGCCGGCTACGGTCGCCAGCGCATTGTTCGGAACTGACTGCGCACCCGTGAACTCGAAATAGTCGTTGGACGGCGATGCGCCGACCGGGGTCCAGCAGAACGCCACGCCCAGTTCGGTTGTCGTTGCTGCAACTGGGAACGCGGCGGTGTAGCGTGCCCAACTGGCGGTGATCGGCACGTTGACCGAGTTTACCACCGCTCCGGCCCAGGCTGTCCCGGATAGGGCAGAGTTGATTGTCTTGGCGAGATTCGCCATCGTATCGTTGGTGCCGGTGCCTTGGACCTGAATGATCGTCAGGTTCGAGGATGCGGCCGAAAAACCGGCCCCGGCCAGCGCGTGGAGATCAACCTCCTGCGTGCTCCCCTGGTAGCGCAGCACATTGGTGTTCGGGATGATCTGCGCGACGCAGGATTGCAGGATGCCGGCGCCGGACCGCGTGATGCGGAGCGATGCCCCGTAGCTGAATGGAATATCGGCGGCTCCCGTCTCCTGCGCGCCCGCAATGGTCGTGCTGGTGCCGGAGAATGCTGCCCATTGGTCCGCGACATAGGTTGCCGACGTGGTGATCGTACTGACCGTGGTGCCGTCCTGGAACAGGTTCTGTCCCATGTCGCCGCCGATCAGGTCGTTCGACGGGTTGTTGCCACTCAGCGTAGCGCCGTAGTTCCCCAGCAGCGAAGCAGAGGCATAGTAGCTGCCGGCGGCGGGATAACCGTTGACGATGTCCTGGAAGATATCGCTCGGTCCGATGGACTGGACCTGCGGGATATACGGCGTCTGGGCCAGCGCGAGGCCGACACCGAGCAAGCCGAGCGCAGCAACTGCACCCAGAAGCGTCTTCTTCATGTTCAGAGGTTCTCCGGTGTCGGTGGGAGGATCAGTACAGCGGGCGACAGCGCACGCGGATGTCCGCCGTTGCGGCGGCGCCCTGGGCGGTCGTGAGGCTGAAGTACAGCATCTTGATGGCGCTGGTCTGGGTTGGCCCTTGGAAGTCCGTGGTATTGCCGGCGGTGGACAGCGTGGTCGTCATGAAGTTGCCGGTCGAGTTCGCCGCATTGGTCGTCAGGGTCGAATACGCCTGCGTGCTCGCAACAACCGCCACGCCGCCCTTCGATGCAGCGGTATAAAAGCCGCCCTGCGCCGTGGTGAGCGAGATCGAGGGATTGCTGATTGAGATCGAGTCAATCGCCCATGTACCGGATGGCACCGAGATCGGAATGGCTTGATCAGTGGTGGCATTCATGTTGGCGCCGTAGAGCCAGCCGCATTGGATGCTGGCCGGCGCGAAGGCGTTCCACGGCGTCTGCGGAAACTGGCCATTGGTCTGGGCCATCGCCGATCCGGCGAGCGACAGCGCGGCGACAGCGGCGAGTGCGGTGATTGCTTTAAACTTGAGCATTTTATACTGGTCCCATTCCACTAAAGCCTTGGATTCCTTTTGTGATGCAACCATGACACAATTAACTAGGAATCCCACTGGTAGTCGCCAATACGCCTGTCGTCGAAAGGCGATAATTGACTGTCGTGGAGTAGGCCGTGCAGTGAACCCGATACGCCATGCCACGCTCTACTTCATTGCCGGTGATCGATACGTCCGATCCGGTCCCCGCGCTGGTGTAGACCGCCTGGGCGCCCGAACCGCCGACACCGCAGACAAGCCATGTTGTGCCGCCATCGAAAGACCGCTCAAGTTGAACCGTCGCGTTCCAGTTGCCGTTCGGGCCGGATGGCCCCCAGAGGAAGAAGTTGAACCCGCCGTAGATGCAAAAGGCGGCGGAAACCCCGGTCGCGGCAAATGCCCCGGCGATGACCATGTTGGCCTGATCGCCCTGGGGAGGAACCCCGAGGGTTGCGGGGGTGGCGACGGGGATGCCCACGAGAGGCTATCCCACCATCTGCTTGGCTGGCTCCATCAGCGTGCCGAGAATGCGGGTCTCGATGGAGCGCTGCTGGCCGCCGCGGCTCTTCACCGTCGGCTGGTCGCGACCCACGCGCGGCGCCGCATCACGGCCACCCTCGACCGGCATGCCGCCGGATCGCACCACGAGACCGCCTGGCGTGACCCGCATGCCGTTGGTGGTGCGCTTGCTGTCGCCGATCCATTCGAGAAAGAGCGCGAAGATCGCCTTGGCTTCCTCGTTGACCGGGTCCATGAACTGGTTCGGGATGCCCCACCAGCCGATTTCGGTCGGTTTGGCCTCCTTGGTGGCGCGATCGATCCAGATCGGCGAGATCATCTGCTCGCCAAAATACACCTGCTTGCGCAGATAGTAGCTTGGTTGCACGCCGAGCTTGACGGTCTCTTCCATCAGCGCATCGAGCCTTCCCTTCGCTCGGGTGCGCTTTGCGATCTCTTCCGGCGGCACGCGGCGGCGGCCGATCTCCTGATCGGTGACGTTGGAAATCGCCAGCGCCAGCGCCTCCATCCAGGACTGATCGCCGTTACCTGGGCTCGGCGCCGCGCCGCCCTTCAGTTCGGCAAGTTGGCGCGCGATCTCGGCGCCGACCTGGCTGCCGACCTCGGATTTGACGCGATCGACTTCGGCAGCGACGCGCTGCGCGATGATGGCCTCGACCTCGTCGGCCGGGATCATGTCGGCCGGGCGCGGCTTTTCGGTGGCTGTGGCAGGCGGCATCGGTCAGCGTCCTTACTGGGCGGTATAGCCACGGGCCGCGTAGCGCTGCGCCAAGTCATCCCGTACCGACGTCACCAGGGCGAACGCGATCGAGCCGGCGGAGAAGTTCTCGCCGGTCGGCACCTGTGCCAGAAGACGGATGAAGCGCGGTGGCGGAGACGTTTCGGGGAAGGATGGCGGCCAGTCCCAACGGGCGATGCGGGTGCTGGCCGCGCACTGCGCCGCGGTGAGCGGGCCGGTCTCGACCAAAGTCTGCCACGTGCCGGGCAGCCAACCGCCGGTAAGGCCAGTATCGGGGGCAGCCTGCATGGCGAGGTTCAGCGTGCAGCCATTCGCCGTCACCAGCCCGGTGCCGATCACGATGTCGAACAGCACGCGGTCATCGCCGATACCGAAGTCGGTTCCGAACTGCTGGTTGTAGGTGGTGCCGATGATCTGGCCCGCGCTGGCTGGACTTTGGCCGACGCCGAGCCCGAGCAGATCGACAACGCTGGACGGGATATTGATACCGGCGCCTGCCACGAGGGACAGAGGGGCGGTGAAGGGAATCGGTTGGACGAGAGCATCGGTTCTCATGGTGTAACAACTCCTGACAGGTATTTCACCGATCGCTCAACCTGCTATACTGCCGGGAGCGGGCCGGCGTCGCGTGCAACCACTTCGCCAGCCCTGACCACGGATGTGCTGGAGAACACACGATGGCTAGGACAGAGCGTACACCGCTTCCAGCGGTTATCCAAGAGGCACGTCAGCGCGGCGAAAAATGGTGCCGTAGCTGCCGCTTCTTCCAACCGTTCGCCGACTTCGGCACTGACGTAAGTCGATCTGACCGGCTCCGCGATCACTGCAAAGAAGCCGACCGAGAGAAGGGTCGCCGTCGCTATGCCGCTGCGGCTGGTGACACCTACCGCCCCATGGGGGCCTGCGCGCTACGGCCTACGGCTTCCGATTGGGAGACCGGGAGGATTATCTCACCATTGAGACCAACCCCCACGAGGGGACGGCGTAAGCCTCCGCCCCAGACGACGCTTTCCC